TTTCGTGGAATATAAGACTCTGGTATGTAAGTTCTGGCCCTTCCTGCCCGGAGTGCGTCCATCCACTGGCTCCATGCTTCGTCGAACGCATCGAAGCTGTCCAGTTTGCCGTCAAAGATAGAGCCGCCGCGGCCCTCATATTTTGTGCTCTCATACACCTTGAGCGGCACTGCCAGGATCACCGTCTCATCAAATTTCCAGTCTGATATATTCCGCGTGGCTTCGACGGTCTTCATGTCAACCTCGCGTTCTCCCTTATAGAGCTCATTCCGTATGTATCCGTAACCATAATGCTCGTAGAGGACATACTGCTGGCGATGGTCCATATATGGTGTTTTAAACACGACCTCTTTTAGCCGGCCGCGTTCCTGTATGATCTCGATCCGCTCTCCCGGATACCATTCCAGAATCGGGTACTGGCTTAAGTTTGTGTCGATCGTCACCTTGTACGCACCGTCTCCGATATACAATACCTCTTTTACAGATCGCTCCAGGGCCTTGCGGAATTTATTCTCCTTCTCGATTTCCTTCCAGAGCTGCTCCTGTGCAGGACTATCAAATTCAAAATCATTCATATCGGCCAGCACGATCCCCGAGACGATCCGCACGATCAGACCAGGGAGGCCCGTATGAATTTTCCGCATTTCCATACCAGGTGTACATTTACTGGCCCAGAACTTATATTTATCTGCGTACTCATTGACGCTCCGGTACATCTGCTCTAACTCATTGCTGTCTCCGCGGTACCAGATGCGGTTTCTGATCGCATTAAGTTCAAAGTCCATTGTCTCCTGAATCTGTATGCTCTGTCCCATGGCCGGCTGGACATCAAGCCAGCTGCGGATCCCTCGTTTGATATTCTCATTCAATTTCTGTACCCACCTCATTTCTGTGCCTCCTCAAATCCTATAATCCCTCTGTATGGGATCCAGCCGTACTGTGACGCATTAATCGTATGGTCGTTACGATCCTCGGGAAGATCCTTATCCTCCTGCCAGCTGTACCGATCCAGTTCTCCCAGATGCTCCCTGCATGTATCTACAACCAGATAACAGCCCTGCTGGATCCAGCCCAGCATGAACTTGATACGGTCCAGAATCTCAACTTTCTTGTAGCTGTCGTTAAACGTGTACAGGCTGCCATGAAGGCGCTTCCACTTCTTAAGCTCCATAATTGTGGCCTGATCCGCACAATCAATAAATACGTCTCTGGCAAGTCCCCATTCCTTCCGGTTGTGCTCCAAAAAGTCCAGGAACTTACCCACCGTGTCCGATGGCGCCAGCGGCTGGGATAAGTCTGCATTGCTGTAGACCTTCTCATCCAGCACGATCACGCGCCGGTCCATGGTAATCCCCTGGAAAATCATAGCAATCGTATCAGGTGACTTGCTGGAGTAGGACGTATCCAGGCCGGCCGAAAACTTCTTAAATTTAATCTTACCAGCTGCGACCTGTGCCTTCACCCAGGCAGCCGTGACCACATGCTTCTTCCGGTCAAAGTTCGGAAAGATCAGCCCGGTTGCCCTGCCCCGCAGGCCCTGAATCTTATTTTTGTAAAGCTTTGTCCCTGGTGGAGCTGATCTGATCTTCTTATCGATATCCTCTTCCGTCAATGAAAGATTATCTCGAAACGTAAAAAACCAGTACCTCCATTTAGGTACTGGCATCTCTTGCAACTCTGCCATGATTTCCGCTGGTACATCAGCCGCATATTTCTTATATGGCCGTGACCGGTTGATGAATTCTTTATATATGTCCAGGCCGGGATCATCTGGATTAAGAGTTGCCATAAGGTATTCATTTCTGGTTGAAATCTCCCGGACAAAGTCAATGTTGGCCGTGTTGATCTCATCAATATAGACACAGCCGAACTGAGAACCGAGGACCAGCTCCCATTTATCTCTGTTATCATATCCCAGCACAAAAATGATCTTGCCTTCAAACTTAATATGCGGGATTTTGTAGTCCTTGTCCCCGTTTCCATAGTACCTGGCATTGGGGTGTATATCCAGAATCCCGTTATCCTGCTGTATGATATTCTTTTCTGCCGTTCCGGTCGTCTTCGAAGCGATGATATGCAGCTTTTTACGACTCCGACTCACCATACGCATGAATTTAACCCCAGCGCCCACCGTTGTTTTTCCGGAAGCTGTGGTCCCTTCAAGGAAGTCTGCATCTACGTTATCAACCGTATTTATAAAATCCCGGTATTTTTGCGATAAAGGGAAACTGCTACTCTTCAAGGCCTTCACCGCCAATCTGGCTCATAATATCGTCCAACTTATCAGAAGACCCGAGCGTGACGTTTACATTATTCTGGAACATTCCCAGGTGCTTCCCTAAGAGCTCCAAGGCTTTAATCTTATCCGCCATTTTGATCTCACGCTCCAGGCCGTCCTCGCCGAAGGTCTTAACCTTCACTGACTGGATCGCGGCCGTATCCTCCGGAAGGGCGTCCTCCTTAACCGTTGCGGTCTTTGGGTCGATCACCTCTGCAGCGTTCACGAAGGCAATCTTCGCCAGCTCCTGGATCACGCGCTCTGCATTGACACCGGTCCGCTTGGAGCGTTCGGCCATCGCGCGATCAATCTGTGCACGAATAACAGGTTTTGACAGGTTCTCACTTCCAGTTTGCTGTGCCGTATCAGGCGAGTACCCGGCTCGGATAGCGGCCTGGGTGGCATTTAAATCGATCAGGTACTCTTCTATGAATCGTTTCTGTTTCTGAGTCATTCAGGCTCACTTCCTTTCTATTTTGGCATAAGAAAAGGCTCCCGTCTCCGGAAGCCCTAATATCTTTTTTACAGTATAGCACAGATCATGTATCGCTTTCTATCGCCTCTTTTGGAATTTTAAAATGTCCTAAACCCCTAGCATGAAGTTTATGTACCCATTGCATGCAGTAACCGGTCTTACGGGCAATCTCATCCCAGTCATAATCTCGAAGGTATCTATAAGTCAATATAGTCTTTTCCTTCTCATTCTCCATTTCTTCAATTGCTTTTCTCACTGAGACAAACCGCTTCACGCTCTGATACCGCTCTCTTATAATGTCTCGCTCAATTTCATCATGTTTTGCTGCATAGCCGGAAAGATCAGATTTCCCATTTCCATGAGGCATTCCATCACCAGTTACCCGTATGGATAATTTATTTTCTTCCAACTCTTTTAGCTGCTCGTCCATTCGGATCATTTTACATTTAGAGTCCTGATATGACCATAGAAATACTTTTTTCTTATCGTTCTCTGTCATTTCCTTGTCCAACGGCTCCACCTCCTATCCTCGGATGATTATAACCTCCAATCGCATACAAATGCCCCTGCCCCTCACAGTCACAGTTCTTTCGGCCGCACTCCGCTGGCCATCGCTTCCGGCAGATCAGGCAGATCCTTTCCACCTTCGCGGCCCTGATACTCGGTTGACGTCTGTACCTCCTCCAGATCGGCTCCCGCAGATCCGGATCCGGACACGCCGGTGTATAGCAGTAGGCCGGCATGTCCATAGACCACGTTCTTTCAGGCGCCTGATCCTTCAGCAACTCCTCGTATTTCCGGTGCTTTGCCATCTCTTCCTTAAGGCTCAATACTTCGCCCCCTATCGTCACCATGGGAGTCTTCTACCGGTTCATTATCTGTGCTCTCCTCCTCTGATTTTCCAGTGACCATCTCCCGCATGTACCGGTGAGGCACATTGCATTTAATGCCTTTGGCAAGGAATTCTCTTTCTGCACAACCTTTCATCATTTCGTAGAAGGTAGAAAATGTAACCTCTACTCTATCTTCTTTTGCAAATGCATCTACTAATCCCATTTCTTATCCTCTCTTTCTTTGTTCACAAATTATCAGTTTAGCCAAATAATCTAGCAACGGCTTCTCTGCCAGACATCTGTTTAATTACTTCCATTTTCTCCACATCCGACACGCCGTTTTTATCTATACATGGAAGAAGGTCATTGCCATCCCAGCAGAAGAAAATCCCGGTTATCGAAACGTCAACACTCTCCGGCTCAAATCCGTGCAAGGTTTTAATCGTTGTCCTCTGAAGCGTTTTAAAACAAACGTCAAAGTCACGAACCTCACCGTCGTCCAGAACTAGCCTTGTCTTGTCTCCGACGTTGATTGGTGTTCCATTTTTGTCAAACAATCCTGTATTCATATTTTTCCACCTTTCTCCGGTTATCCCAGAAATACTAATCTTCCGAATCGCACGCTTCCAGCCACTCCAACGGCTCGCCGCATATCTGACAATATAACTGTCCCAGCTCAATCTCGTCATTGCTACATACCGGGCACTCATACCCATCAACACAGCGTCCAGGCTCTATAATCATTTTTGCCATTCTACACCTCCAAAATGTTAATTACCTGTAAGTTCTATAAAAGTATTGAATATATTTTTCGATAACTCATAATGTTTACAGCGTTTTGACTTATCTTTAATAGCAAGTTCACCATAGATTCCAAACATCTCCGAAACGTCGATTCGCTCCTGTTTATTTGTGCAATTTCCGTTTTCATTCCATGCACAGTTAGCGCACTGCTTTTTAATCCGTATCTTTTGCGAAGAATGTTCCATCTTTCCTAAAAGACAATCACAGCCATCATCTTCGGTTTTTGACGGTATGTACCGACTGCGTCCGGTACAATAGTCCACCTCATCGTATCCATCTCGGTATGTATATGTTCGAGTTTTCCCGCAATACGGACATAATTTTGTAAGCGTCTTCCGCTGTGGTCTGGTGCTATACATATCTTTATCCTCCTTAATCTACCTCCACGATCTCGTGGCAGGCCGGACACTCAATCTGCTGTTCATACTCATTCATGCCAGTCTGAACAGTTTTCACGTTGTCTTTCTCGAACTCTAACAACGCCCCGCATGTCTCGCATAATATCCGGCGCTTCTGGCCGTATCTAATTACTTTCACCATTGTTTATCCTTTCATACTTTAGTGCTATACTTCATTCATTTCTGACAAGATACTCTGATTTTTCTCTATCAATCTTACGGCTTTATGCTCGCCACTAATTGCATTTCGGATCCTTGCCTTACAGCTGGTAATTGCTTTTTTCAAACGGTCTATATCTTCCTTCGTTCCCTCATACTTCAGACACAGAAGGGTTCCCTGCATTGCCGGCAGTTCTCCCTGTGCATTCCTTCGTTTTGTATCATATTCTTTCTGCCGCTGCGTCTCTTTTGTTATCCGGTCTTCCAGCCAGGCTTTGATCTCCTCCGGCTCAGTATTGCGGGATTCTGACCGCTGATACAGGGCAAGCATTTTCCTGATCTGCCTGATACCCGCGTTTTCAAAAAACTCCTCCGCACATATCCTCATGCTCCCATTCGGGATACGAAATTCAATCGTCAATTCCGGTACCTCCTTATCCTTGCTTTCAAACTCTCCATTACCCAGCTTTGCACGTCGTCCTTTCGTTTCAGTGCTTCCATGACGTCCTCATCGCGTGTTCCGCTGCAGATCAGGTGATGGATGATTACCTTTTCCTCCTGGCCTTGACGGTGGAGGCGCTTATTCGCCTGGGTATATAACTCATAGTTCCATGTCAGGCCGAACCAGATGACGTGGTTTCCTCCCTGCTGGAGATTAAGGCCGTAGGCGCTGCTGGCCGGATGGGTAAGCAGGATATCGATCTTCCTGGCATTCCAGTCGTCCTCGTCCTGTGTTGTCTTAAGCTCCCTCACCCGGAGTCCGGTCTTTTCCAGGGCCTTCAGGATCCGCGTCCGGTCATGCTGAAAGTTGTAGAAGACCAGGGCCGGTTTCCCCTGCAGGGATTCGATCAGCTCCATGAAGGCCTCAACCTTGCAGCCGTGAACCTCATGGACGCTGTGGTCCTCGTCGTACACGGCGCCATTTGCCAGCTGCAGAAGCTTATTGCTCAATGCTGCCGCGCTGGTCACGCTGATCTCCTCCTCGTCCTCCGGCAGGGCCAGAACCATCTCACGCTCCAACTCGTAATAGGCCTTACTGGCCTTGCTGTCCAGCTCCACTGGGATCTCGTGATACGTGATATCCGGCAGTTGTAGATAATCCTCTGCCTTCATGCTGATGCAGATATCGGAGATTCGTTCCAGGATACTACCCTCACTCCCAGGTTTCACTTCGTAGCTGTAGATCATGCCGTCGGCCCCGCGCTTGTCCGGCTGAAAATACCGTTCACGGAACTGGGTGTACCGTTTCCCGAGACGTTCCCCGCCGTCCAGTAAAAATACCTGGGCCCACAGATCATCAAGTCCGTTAGGGGAAGGCGTTCCGGTCAACTCCACCAGACGGTCTATGTAACTTCCCACGCTTGCCAACGCTTTGAAACGCTTCGCGCTGTGACTCTTAAAGCTGCTGGACTCGTCAACCACCACCATGTCAAACGGCCAGGCATTCCGGTAATAATCCACCAGCCATACCACGTTCTCTCGGTTAATGATATAAAGATCAGCGGGTGTGTTAAGCGCCCGGATCCGCTTCGTTTGGCTTCCCAGTACCGGAGATACCCGAAGCATTTTCGTGTGGTCCCACTTCGCGGCCTCCTTCGTCCAGGTCCCCTCTGCCACTTTCTTCGGGGCGATGATTAAAACCCGGCGGACCTGGAAACGATTATACTTAAGCTCCTTGACGGCTGTCAGCGTGGTGACAGTCTTGCCCAGCCCCATATCTAAAAATAAGCCCAGCTTCTTAACTTTCAGAATCTGCTCAATACAGTGCTGCTGATAGGCATGTGGCTTGAATATCATGTGGTATCACCCCTCCCCCGGTAATTGAACTTAATTCTCGTCGTCGCCGCGTAACCGACATGCATTCCACCGCTCCTTCATGGATAATCTAAATTCGCAGTCTTCCAAAAAATCTTTCACTGCTTCCAGCCCGTACAACACCTCAACTTTTTGCCCCAAATCCTGCAGGCGCTTAATCTGCACTTTCTGCAGTGCGCTCAATTTTCCGGTTTCTGTTTTCAGTTCTACGAATGCCGGGCGCATACCCGGCAGGATTACAATCCGGTCTGGCACTCCATCATTACCGGGACTCACCCACTTATAGGCCCGGCCGCCCAACTTCTTAACCTCGTTCACCAGTATCTTTTCAATGTCTTTTTCCAGCATTGCAACTTTCCTCCTCGCGCGTGTATGTGGCACCTGATATAGGCGCCACAGGCGGTACACGTATCTACCTAATTTACCTATTTTTACTATTACTATATAAAATTGGTTTACATGGTTTACATTAGTATTAAAGCCCTGTATTTATAAGGGTTTTAGCGTAAACTTAATGTGTAAACTTGTGGTTTACATGTAAACTTTGTATGTAAACCTTCGTGGTTTACGCGTAAACTTTGTTGGTTACACGTTGGTTTACGCCCTCTCAAATCCTTTTTGTACTCCATATGGACCGTAACGCCTGACATTTTTATTTCTTTTCCAGCCTTTCGCCGACAACAAAATATTATTGATCTCAGTACTGTCCATTCGTTTTAGATATCTCGGATCTCCGTTAAAGCACTCCACCCAGATCTCTACTGCACACACTTTTTCCCTCGGAACCAGCAGCGCTCCCTCCGGCAGCTGAAGTGTCCCCTGCCAGTACATTTTCCTCTTTAAAGGATCCATCTGGTCCCAATTCGAAGGGATCAGCTTCTCCAGAAAATCCAGGATCATTCCTTCTTTTCCAGATGCTTCCCGATGACTCTCCTGCTGTTCGATCGCCAGGGCCTCAATATCTTTTGACAGGTACAGTGCTTCTCCCAGGACCCAGTACATATAAGCTTCCGCCCATATCTGGTCCACCTCCTCCGGCAGTTCCTGCCAGACTGATCGTTTTGCCGGATGTACGCCAACGTCAACGGGCCAGAACCGGCGGTTTCCGGTGTTGTCCTTCAGAAACTCGCTGTCATTGGACGTACCGAAGAAAACGCACCGCCTCGGGTACCGTTCCGTCCTGCGGCCGTATGCCGCCCTGTAGATATCTTCCCGTTTACTTAAAAACTGCTTAACAGCTGAGGTCTCCTGCCTCGTCATGGCTGTCAGCTCCCCGACCTCATTGATCCATGTACCCTGTATCAGCTCTGCGGCCTCCTTGCCCTCAAATGACGTCAAACTATCGGAGAACCACGCCTTTCCCAGTATGTTAAGAAACGTACTCTTTCCGATTCCCTGCGGCCCTGTAAAGATCGGCATATAATCATACTTCACGCCGCCCTCGATGGCTCTCGCCACAGCCGCACACAGGGATTTCCGCATCACGGCCCTGGTATAAGCAGTATCCTCCGCCCCTAAGTACACCGACAGCAGAGTATCCACCCGTTTCACGCCGTCCCATTTGAGGCTCTTTAAGTAATCCCTGACCTCGTTGATCTTGTTCTGTTCGCCTACGATCGTTAGGGCCCGGTCCAGCTTGTCCTGCTGGGCGATGTGGTAGAAATTTTCCATATACCAGAAGAACCCCGCATCATCTGGATCACTCCACTGGCGCCTCCCTGTCTCCTTGCTCCACGGCAGTTCGCCCAGGATCAGCCCCCTGTTGGCAAACTCATCTGTCACAATTTTCCCTTTCAGCAGAGGGTCATTCTGTAGCACGATAATCACATTATTTACAGTCTTTTTATAGTTCCCGTTGCCGTCTACCTCCAGACTGCTGAGCCAAGTGTAATCTGCCTGTCCGGCGCCCTCTGTAGGCTCTGCAAAGGCCGCCACAGCCGCCTCGTGCTTCTCTTTGGCTATCAAATCAGCTACAGCCTTATCGTTCATTGCAAGCCTGCTCATGGCTACAAATGACGGCAGCTTGTTGACTGGTGTACCTTCCTTCGCCTCGTTATCCCGGTCCCCGTACATGTGGAGCCGGATCAGGTCAAAAGCATTCACCAGCTGATTGCAGCATGGATCATGGGAGTGGTGAGAGTACAGGAACAGATCGCCGTCATAGATAATCGCCCCGCCCGTTGTCTCTCCTCCGGTATAGGTATACCGGCCAGACGAGGCCGTCTCCTCATACATTCCCGGGATAAACTGATCCATGGCCTGCGTGATGCTGTACGTCCGGCAGAATGCGCCGATCACGCCACGTTTGGTTGTGGGATCCTCCTGTCTCGCCAGCCGGCGGCGTTCCACCGCCTCCGATCCCGGCACCTGCGGCCACTGGCTGATATCTCTCCAGTCACCATACATGCCCAGCAGACCGTCCACGCTGCAGAAGAGGTTATCGTACACCTCACACTTATACTGGCTGTCAATGCAGCACGATGGCCAGTACATCAGCCTGTTGACTTCGAAGGTTGTCGGGTCACAGAACTCAATACCGATCAGTGACGCCAGTTTCCGCACGGCAGGCTCGTATTCGTCTGCCGTGGTTGTCCGGTCGGTCGGAACGATCACCCGAAGCCTGGGAGCATATCCGGCATGTTTCCGGGTGCTGTAAACAGCAGCAGCACACCCGAGACCGCTCACGCGCCGCAGGACATCGTCCGCCTGCCCCGCAGGGATATTATCCAGATCCAGTGTTAAAAGATCCCGGCCTTCCGCACATTCCGGTTTCCGGCGGTCTCCTGTAAATGTTCCACCCACAAAACCGCCCACGTCTTTCAGTTCGTCCTGTCTGGCCTTCGGCAGTGTGAGATACTGTTCCAGGGTCTCCGTCCCCCGGATGGGAGTTTTTAATTTTTCGGTAAATTCGGACCACATGATCTCACACCGCGGCCAGTATGTCGACTTCCGGCTCCCCGCCGTGCTGATCTGCAGCTTCCTGTTATTCTGCAAGTTCTCCCCTCCTAGTCCTTCATATAATACATGCTTTCAAATCCTGCGCCTTTCAGCACCAGCCCCGGCGCCCAGGGGATCGGCTCCGCCATCAGACCGCAGATCTCTTCCACCGTCGTCTCCATCGGCGCGTCGATGATCACCTCGTCATGCACATGGAAGACCACCTGCAGCCCCTTAGCGGCGATCCTTTCCAAAGTCACCGCCAGACAGTCCCTGGCGATGGCCTGGACGATATTTTCGACCATCTTTCCGCCGTAGGTACTGGTGACTTCCCACTTTCGTGTCTGCTGACCTACCGTATAGTAGTGGACAGCCATCTTCTCGAAGCGATTCTCCTTTAGAAATGGCTTCGGATAAAAAAGTTTCCGGCCGCTCGGCAGCCGCACGGTAAGAAAAGACTGTCCATAGACCAGATCCCCCTCCAGCGCAAAGATCAGCCCGTTGATCCCCTGCGGCTGTGCTGTCTCCATGACGGCAAGGGCCGCGTTTTCTATTGCATACCATAAGCCCTTAATCCGGGGATTCGCCTGTCGCCACCGCTGTACGATATCCGGCAGTTCCTCTTCTGTCAGGCCCATCTGCAGGGCGCCCATGGCAATCAGCGCCGAAGTACCACCCTGATATCCCAGGGCCAGTGTTGCAACCTTGCCTTTCTGCCGCAGGCTGTATTCCGGATTCCCCT